CCCATGAACGGGTCGAGCACCACGCCCTCGGGCGGAGTGACAAGTTTCACGCACCATTCCATCAGCGCGAGGCTCTTGACGGTCGGGTGGTCGTTGGCGACCTTCTTGTCCTCCGACTTCATGTCCCCGAGGCCCGCCTCGCGTTCCTTCCTCGAAGCCTTGGAGCAGTAGAAGAACGGAGCAAAGTCGTCCGCGTCGATGGGCAGGACGTTGAAGAAGCGGGACGCACCCCCCGTGTCGGTGGGGCGGTTGACCTCCACGGGGCGGTTGTTGTGCGCGTTCCAGCCGGAATCTTGCCCCAGCGCGTTCGTCCCCGAAAACTTGCCCCCCGTCGACTTGCTCACCCCGCTCTGCGCGTCCATCGCGGCGCACGGGCACCCCGGCGCGCACCCGCTCTCATCCGAACAGTTCACATCGTGGGACAGGATGAAGTTGGCGGGCCAGCGCCCATCGGGCTTGTAGGTCGCGATTTCCTTACCGATGAGCGCCGCTGCTCCGAACGCCCCGTCGATGCTTCCCTCGGAGTGCTGCTGCCGCTGCACAGCGTCCATGTCCACATCGTCGCCGTGCGGCACACGACAGGCGTCGATGTTGTACGCGCCCGTGCCATGCTTGAGGCAGTTGGCCGCAACGGTGCCCTCCAAGGGCTTCCGAGCCACGACGATGATTTCGTGTGCGGGCTTGAGGGCCGTTCCCCATCCCTTCCACGCCTTCGCTTCGTCGGTGATGCCCTCGTGTTCGGGCACATGACGCGCCGTTTCTACGTCATCTCCGGCGACGGCCTTGTCGATGCCAATGGCGACGTTGTGGGACTTGGGGAAGCCGGAGCCGTAGGTGTAGTGGATGCTGTCGCGAATCTCGAAACCTGCGTCTTCGATGGCGCACGCCATGCGGTGATACGTCCGCGTGCCGCCGAACGCGAGCAGGTGCCCGCCGGGCTTGAGAACACGGTAGACCTCCTGCCATGTCTCCACACGGAAGGCTACGTCGCCTCCGTCCCAAGTCTTGCCCATGAAGCCCTTGGACGCCCGTGCATACGCACCCGTACCTCCCTCGGGAACCTTCACCGGGGCAGCGTCCTCCTTGCCGAACCGCTTGACGATGCTTGTCAGGTGGTAGGGCGGGTCGCACACCACGGAGTGTACAGAACCGTCCGGCAGCCGCTTCATGGCTTCGGTGCAGTCGTCACGCACGAGGATTTGGTACATCGTCCTTGTCTCCGCGAATCAGAAGTGCCGGTCTTTCCCGGCTGTCACGCTCAACGCCGCGTTTGCGCTACCGGCCTGTCACCGTAGAAGAGGTGCTTGTCTCTCCAAGCGGTCACGCCTTCTTACAGGAGGGCGTTCACCTTCCCCATCAAGGTCGGGTTCAGCCGCGATTCAGGGCCGCGAGCAGCCCGTCCTTCGTGACCGCATTGCCGCCGATGGAGGGCGTGGCGGTGGGCATGGGGGCCGCGACAGGAGCCGCGCCGAGGCCACCGAGGCCACCACCGAGGTTGCCGCCCATCGAGGGAACCGCCACGGGCGTGGGCGTCGGGGCGGGCGCGGTACGCACCGCCGAGCCGAGGGCCGACCCGTTGTTGCTCTTGCTGGCCTCGAAGGAGGTCTTGCGGTTCGTCCAGTCGGACGGGGTGAGGAACTTGAAGTCCTCGTAGATACCCGCGTCCTTGTCGCCCGGCTTGTAGTAGAAGTGCGCCGTGCGGCCCACCAGCACCTCGCGGCTCACCGTGACGGCACCCGCATCAATCTGCGCCGGGGTGTACCCGAGGCTCTCGAAGCAGGCACGCCAGTAGTACAGCACCTTGTCGTCAGCGGCCTGCGGCACGCCGAGGCGGGTGGTGCGGATGATGCCGTTGAACTCGCCAGCGTTCACCTGCACCTTGATGGCAATCTGGGTGCGACCGCTGCTGGACTGCGCAGGCTCCGACTCGATGACGTTGGCGGTGTAGAACCCCTCGGGGAGTTCACGAGAACCGGCGGAAGCAGGCGCGACGCCGGACAGGTTGACCTGAAAGTTCCAAGACATGCTTGGCTCCTTGGTTTGATGGTGTTGTCGTGGGGATTGCAGACAGGGTTGGCCCTTCGCCCACTACGGGCTGGACGGTCTACGCGCCCAAGATGGTTCAGACGAAGAAGGCGTCGTTGCGGGCCGCGAGAGCGCGGCGGATGATGGCGCGGTCAACACCATCCCGCATCGTCCAACGAGCCGCCGTCGGGCTTGCTCCGTTGGCAAGAAGGCTGCGGTAGACCCCGTTGACGAGGTTCGGCATGTCTCCGGGCGATGCAGCCACAATCTGCTGCGCGACCGTTTCGACAATCTCTTCCTGCCACTCCAGTTCGGGGTGACGGGCGACTTTGTAGCCGACCGTCCGCATGATTTCCGCGAGGTTCATGGGAGCAGGGTCAATCATCTGCGCGATGTTGAACCTGTCCTTCATCACATAGTCGTTCGACACCTGACAGCGGTACACGCCCGGCCACGGCTTCCTCATGGCGTCCAGCGAGCCACGAAGCACGAGGTCGCACATCGCGGGCAACTGCTCCGGCAACTTGCCGGGGAGGTTCGGGCCTCCACGAACGCGAGAGCCGTCTTCCTTGTTCTTGGGAGCCTGCTCCCACGCGTTGAGGATGACATGGCAGGAGGCGTAGCGGGCCGCGTTGCGGAAGGCGAGGGTGCGGTCGCGCAGTTCGCCCCACAGTTTGAACCCGCTGTACTTCTTCTCCAACGCGGAGATGGTCTGCTCGGCAAGGAAGGAGAAGTCGTCGATGATGACGCTGTCCACCTCACCGGGCTTGAGCGAGGTGATGCGCTTCGTCACCTCGTCGATGGTGTTGCAGTTCTCGACGCGCGGGTCGTAGCCGCACACGGAACGGATGCTCTGGAGCGCGCCGCGAGTGGCGATGAAGAGGCCGCGAGGGAAGGAGTAGCCACAGTCCGTGGTCTTTCCGTTTCCGCTCGGGGCGTAGGTGAGAATGAGCGCGGGGTCGCTCGGTGGGGCTGCGGTCGTCATCCTTGCTGCCTCGTCAGTCTGCGGTCGTCGTCGGTGTGTGATGCTGTTGTACGGCGGCGTTCGTCAGTTGTCAATGCCGTCGGCAAGATTTCTTCAGGCTTCCGCAGTCTCGTGGGAGAGGATGACGCGCCCACGCGCCACGGCCTGCGCCACGAAAGCGTCCTCCGCAGCGTCCAAGAAGTCATCGAGGTCAAGGTGCATGGCCTGCGCGTAGGACACGGCAAGGCCCACCAGTACGCCGAGGGCATCCCCAGCGATGAGGTTCGTATCGGTCGGGCGTGGTTCGGCAGCGTCCGCTACGCGGCGCGCGAACGCCTCCGCAGCGGCACGCGCGTGCTCGTTTCGGGTCATGGGTGCTCCGTCGTCGTCGTGTGCTGTACTTGTAAGCACGGAGGGCCAGTCAGGCACCCCCCGTCAGCGGCCCCACTTGCACTTGTCCATGAACTCGCACGCGCCGTAGCGGTGGAAGCAGGTCAACTCGGAGATGGCCATCGGCCAGTCTGCGGGTGCGCGCCCCTCCGCCTGAAAGCGTGCGATAGCCTCCTCGGCTTCCTTGATGATGCGGGGGAACTCCGCGAACATGTGGGGAGCCGGGTCGAGGTCGAACCGCTGGAACTTGAAGGCGTTCTGGTGCTGAATCATGTTGACCCGCATCCCTGCGAGCCGGTCGCCGTACTGCATGAACGCGAGCCAGCGGTACGCGTGCATCTGCCCGCTGATGCTGTAGAACGTCCGCTGCTTGGCGGAGAGGAAGCCGGTGGACTTGTGGTCGATGACGAACACGCGCCCCTGCTTGTCCTCGATGACGAGGTCGAGGCGACCCGTCAGTCGGTAGCCGTGGAAGTACCCCTCGTAGAGTTCCTCAACACGGAGAACCTTGAAGTCTTCGTTGTGCCAATGGTCTTGGTACGCCAAGACGCACTTGACCATGTCATCGACCTCGCGCTGGTACGCCTCGCCCTTGGCGTCGGCAACGATGCGCATGGCTTCTTCGGGGTCGTAGTAGAGGTTCACATCCCCGCCCGTCTGGTACTCGCGCATTTGCGCGTAGTGCTGGGCGAGGCCGAGGTGGATGAGGGAACCGCGAACGAGAGGGACAGCCTCCTCCAACGGCCCAGCGGGAGCGCGCACGCCCGGTTCCCGTGCCTGATGCGCCCACGCGTACTTGCTGGGACACTCAAGGAACTGGGCGATGCGGTGCCATCCACGCGGAGAGGGGCCGGTGAAGATGATGAGCCTGTCCGACATGCGACCTCAAAGAAGGGGGGTATCGACGATGCGACCCACCAGCGCGTGGTCGGGCGTAATCGTCACTCGGCATATACCCTGTCGGCGCATCTCGTCACGGAGCAATCGGAGGAGGTGGTCGAGCCGGTCGGTCGTGTCGGGCGGCGGCTTGGCTCTCCGCACATAGGGGTTGTCCCTCTGCCCTACGATGCGCCCGTCCGCGCTCGCCATCAGGCGCGTGTGCGCGCCGGGCGGGAGCGGTTCGACCCCGCACACCTCCCTGCACTTCCGCGCGTAGTGACCGTAGTCCTTGAAGGTGACGGAGGCAGCGTCGCGAGAGACAACGATGCCGAGTTCCTCGCGCGCCACCTTGGCTCTGTCCGACACCCGCCGCCGCTTCATGGAGAGTTCGAGGGCGATGATGTGGTTGACCCACCCCGGATTCTCCGCGAGACAGCGGAGTACCCGGTAGTAGTCCTCATCCTTCTCCATGAGCGGGCGGGGAGCGGACACGCCTAGAACCCGAGGTTCTCGGTGACGGTCACCACCTTCGTGGCCTCGACACCATCGGGCGTGACGATGAGTTGCGTGATGTTCCGCTTGCCCATCTCCGCACGGATGAGGCTCACCAAGTCCTTGAGGTCAGCGTTGTCATCGCGGGGAACAGGAGCGGGTGCTGGCGCAGGTGCGGGCTTGGGCGCAGGAGCGGCCACGGGAGTGGGGGCGGGCGGGGGCGAAACAAGCGCAGCGGCGAGCACGGGCGCTGGCGTGGCGGTGGGCGGGACTGCCGTCGAATACGACTTCGGGTAGTGCGAGCCGGACACCGGAGCCACCCCGAGCGCCGCGCAGGCAGCCTCGTAGGTGGGTCGGTTAATCTTGACGGACTGACCGCCGTTCTCGTCCGTGATGCCGAGCGTTTCGCGCCCCGCTCGCGCAGGCTCGCCCGTCGAGCCGTAGGGGACGTTGAGGCTCTCGGACAGAGCGCGGTTGCTCATGGACGGAGTGGCTGCGAGAAGGAACAGCACTCGGTCGTAGATGCTTCGCGCCTCGCCGCGCAGGCTCTTGCCTCGGGAGGAGTGGTTCAGCGTCGCCATAGGTTCAGTCTCCGGGGTTGTTGTCGTGGTCGGAAGGAGCGGAAAGCCCGCCTTGGTCAGTCGTTGGATGTTCACCGCGTGCTTCCGCACGCCGTAGATGATGGGGATGCCCTTCGGCAGGGCTTGGTTCTTGGCGGCATCGTTGAGGTGGTGTCCCGCCATGTCAGTCAGGATGAAGACCGCTTCGGTCGCGTCAGGGAACGACCCCTTCTCCTTCATCCACTCCCAATGGGATGCAACCGTCAGTCCGTGTCGTGCGAGTTGGGGCGTCAGTTTGGACTTCACGAAAGAAGCCTCCCCTCCGACCACCAAGGTCTGTGTCATTCGTCGTCCTCCTTCTCGCCCTCGCTGGCCATGAGTTTGGCGATGATGCTCTCTGCGAGGGCTTCCTCATCATCGGTGCCTGCGATGAAGGCGCGCGCAGCGGCGAGTTCCTCGTCCTTCGCGACGGCTTCGACAGCAGGCAACTTGGAAATCAACTTGTCGGCTACCTGCTCGTCCACGGTTTCTTCCGCGACGACGTAGTAGATGACGACGGGACGCTTCATGCCGTGGCGAACGAAGCGCCCTTCCCATTGGCGCACCTGCCCCGGCGTCCACGGGAGCACGACGAACAGGGCGGCATCGGTGTCCTGAAGGTTGATGCTCTCCCCGAAAGCGTCGCCCGTTCCCACCAGCAGGCAGGGGCCGGGGTGCGACATGTAATCGTCCACGACCTCCTGACGGCGCTGCGTGCTGTCCCCTCCGTGAGAGGCCCACACCTTGGCCTTGGTGTCCTTGAACGCCTTGCCCAACTCCTCGCAGTCACGACGCCGCCCGGTGAACAGGACGACCTTGTGACCCGAGTGCAGGTGGTCTTCGACCAGCCCGAGAACAGCCTTGCGCTTCTTCGACGCCGCCATTGCCAACTTCACTTCGATGAGGGCGCTCGCGCCCCGCTTCGCTGCGTCGTTGAGTTCCTTCTGAAACCCTCCGCTAGGCTTCACTTGGTCTTCGACGCTGACGTAGACCGACTGCCGACGCTTCGGCGGCAGCGTCCTCGTCGTTTCAGCGTAGTCGATGCGGTGGACACACGCCGCGAGGCGCTCCGCCAACTCATCGAGGTTCGAGGAGCCGGTCGTGTCGAAGCCGCCGTAGGTTCCCGGCTTGCGAGCCGTGTACCTGTCCATCCAGCAGGTCGCGTTGCCCCACGCATCCGGCTCTGCGAGGTCGAGTTGCGCCCACAGGTCGCGCACCCTGTCCTTGATGGGAGTTGCCGTCGTGCAGACCCGCCGC